AGGGCTCGATCGGTCTCGCTCCCGGTCGAGCCCTTTCTTCGGATCAGTTCTAATTCTTACGACTCTAATCTTCGCTGGCTAATCGTACCATTCTCATCGGGTATGATGGGACCATCTCAGAACTTGAAGGAGGTGACTCTAATGGCTACCGAAATCGAAATCACAAGGTTCCGGCGTGTGACTAACCTGGCCGATGACGATCCTTTCTACGATGATGCGCTGATCAGTTCTCTGATCGATGAGTTCGGATTCGAGAAGGCTGCATCATCCGTCTGGCTCGAAAAGGCTGCCCAAGCGGCATCCCTGGTCGACACTGTGGAGTCTGGCTCACAGCGCCGGTTGAGTCAGTTGTACAGCCAATACCTGGCGATGAGCAAGTCAGTCGATCCGGAACAGCCAGGCGAGGACGCCTCCGGAGGTTCCTTCACTGTGGCCATCCAGAGGGTATGACATGGTAGCCAGCACAGCGGAGTTGACGGTGCAACGGGCGTTGACGGCCGGACTCATCGCCAACGACCCCACAACAGCCGATCTCATTCCGCGTGTGCGGGCTAAAGTCACGTCCGGTGGGTACACGGACACCCCCGGCACCCCCAGAGCTCCACAAACGTTCAAGCTGTCTCTACTGGCGTACGACGAGCGACCGACTATCACCATCGCGGGTGTGGAACGTATAGCCGACTATCACCTGATCGGCCCGTGGGACATGGTCATCGAAGTTGGTGACTACTGGGTGGATGCCGAAGACATCATGTACGAAGTCATCGGATTCTCCGAAGGCTGGGAGTACGAAACCAAGGCCATCGTCCAGCGACACGTACCACGTGAAGCGAGGCCCTGATGGCCCGGGGGACGTTCGTCTTCGATTCACTTACGCCTAACCTTCAGCGATTGCTGCCCCGGATTGATGCAGCGGTAGACCTGGTGTTCGATCGGTACGAGGTCCAGGCTGAAACGTTTGCGAGGACTAACGCTCCCTGGCATGACAACACCGGCAACGCGCGGGCAGGACTATTCGCCCAGCATGACAAAGAGCCGATGGTAGAGCATACTCTCACGGTCTACGGAACGATGCCTTACACGTTTTGGCTTGAGGTTAGGTGGTCCGGCAAGTACGCCATCATCGGCCCTACGTTGTTCGAGATGGCTCCGTTGATGGCTGGCGACCTCGCAGCCGCAGTGAAGAGGGCGGTTGATTCAGCATGAGGGGATTGCTGTTCGAGGCGTTGACGACAGATCCGATGCTTATCGGCCTTGGGATCACTGATGACTCATCCTTCGCTTCAGATGTCGACACTCCGCAGAATCGTCCCTTCCTTCAACTACGATGGGGTCGCACGGACGAGGGATTAGCAGCCGTCAAGGTTCGATCTCTGGTGGTCTGGGTTCACGACAAGGGTGGAGACTATTCAACAATCGACTCCATTCTCTTGAGACTCCGATCTTTGATCCCATCACTTGTGGGAGAATCGAATGGCCCTGGTTGGCTCGTTGATGTCACGTGGAATGGCGACAGCGAAGACCTGACCGACGATGGACATAAGACCATCACCAGAAACGCGAGTTTCACGCTAGTGGGCTCCGGACAGTAAACGAAAGGACGAACATGCGCTATGTCAAGTATGTCGGCCTGTCGCACGAGCGGATGATTCTCGCATCCGACTGGCGATCGGTCGGCATCGAGGCACAGACGGTGGCGTGGACTGCGCAGAACGGCTTCGCGGTTCCACTCGACCAGTTCACCGATGCGCAGATGCGCAAGGCGATCGATCCCGATCCGGAACTCATGGTTACCGGCGAGGACGAGGACTTCAAGCCGCAGCCACAGTCGCGAACGATGACCCCGTCACAGGTCGTTCAGGTCACGGAGGAACCGGTGGACGTGTTGGGCATGGTGTCCAACGATGCTGACGCCTCCACGGGCCACACAGAGGCCTCTGGTGGTCGTCCGGTGCCGAACACGGACGATGTTCCGGATGCGGGTCGGATCACTTCCGGCAAGCGTCGCTGACCCATGGATGTCCGCTGTCCACACCGCATGTTCGGGGAGGTGACCGTGCCTGCGGTAAACGACGGGCTGATCGAGGTCGCCTGCCCGTCGCGGTGGTGTGGTAAGCGGCCAGGCGTGACGGTGCTTCACGTATTCAGCACCAGAACCGGCGAACTGTTGACGACTCGGCAGTTCCGAACTCCCAAAGGGAGGGAATAACAATGGCACTGGGAACCACTCTCCCGTACGGTCTGCGGGACGTCCAGTTGATTCAGTACCCAGATCTGGGCGCTACCACTTTCGGCTCGGTACTGACTGACCTGCCGAACGCGCGGACGTTCTCATTCAACGACACGGAGGACTTCACTGACCTTCGTGGCGACGACAAGCTCGTGACTTCACATGGCCAGGGCGCGCAGGTCGAGTGGGAACTCGAATCCGGCGGTGTGTCGTTCGAAGCTCATGCAGTTCTGTCCGGAGCGACGGTGATCTCCACGGGCATCACTCCGAACCAGATCAAGCGCGTTCGCAAGAAGTCGTCCGATCAGCGACCGTTCTTCACGACTGTCGGTCGGTCCATCTCGGACTCTGGCGGTGACTTCCAGGGGGTCGTCTACCTCTGCCGCGCTACCGGCAACATCGAAGCCGAGCTTGGCGACGGTGAGTTCCTGATCCCGAACGTCTCGGGCATCGGATTCCCCTGTCGTGTCACTGGCCTGGTGAACGCGACGGAGATCCTCGACACGGTGTACGACTTCGTGCAGCGTGAGACCATCGGGACCATCGTGGCTCCGATCCTCGACACTCCGGCTGTGCCGGTTGTGTACTCGCTGTCGGACGTTGCAGGAACCACGGCCGGAGGCGAGATCGTTGTCGTGTCTGGCTACGGATTCAACGCTGTGACTTCGGTTCTGATGGGTGTCACTCCTGTCACGGACTACGAGGTTGTGTCTCCGTACCGTATCGACCTCATCACTCCGCCGAAGACGGCTGGTCCTTTCCAGGTCATCGTCACCAACGCGACCGGTCCTTCGCTGACTGGCGCATTCTCCACGTACACCTACAGCTGATTCAACCTACCGGAAATTTGGAGCACACGATGCCCTCCGACTTCACTCCTAACGCTGTCTGGTCCTCTAGCTCGCATAGTGGTGTTGAGCAAGAGGTGACCACACCCTCGGGCCAGACGTGCCTCGCCAAGAAGGTCAGCATCGACGATATGCTGACCAAGGGAATTCTCTCGGACGCCGATGCGCTTACAGCGTCCATCACGCAGTACACGAGAACCATCACCAAGGGTGGTCCGAAGGGCGAGAAAACCCAAGAGCTGGACATGGGCAAGATGCTCGGTGATACCGAGGCAATGGGCGCAATTATCGGACTTGCCGACAAGGCCCTGCCGCATATCGTTGTCTCACCGGTGGTGAAGCTCCACTACACTCGTCGAACCATCGGTAAAACCGTGGTGCAGAAGTCCATCCCGCCGGAGGATCGCGAACAAGGTGTGGTCTATACCGATCAGATCGACTTCGGTGACAAGATGTGGCTCTTCGAGTGGGCAGTGGGGGACATGAGCCGATTGCTCTCGTTTCGTGGAGGATCGGCCGATGCTGTGGCAGGTGTGGTCGATGGCACGAAGTCTCCACGTCCGGCCAAGCGAGCTTCTCGACGTAAGTGATCCATTCGCTGCGTTCTGTTTGGATCGAGCAATCTGGACGTTCGCAACGACGATAGAACAAGAAATGGAACAGGTGGAAGTGCGACTCCCGGCCTCCACGAAGGACACGACCAGAGCGAGAAAACGGCAGCAAGTGCTTGACCAGTTCCTCGGTATCAAGCCGGTGGAACAACCGCGACGATTCCGCTCTCCGGTAGCGTCCAAATAGGGAGGTGAACGGTGGCTGAACACAACCTCGGAACCATTCGAGGAACCATCCAGATCGACTATGACGGCAAGGGCATCGTCAGGGCGATCAAGGATACCAGCCAAGCCAAAGACCGGATGTCCTCTCTGAAAGGTGCCAGCGACAAAACGCTTGGTGCTTTCAAGAGCTTCAGTTCCGGTGCTTTGAAGGTAGCAGCCGCCGTTAACCTCGCCACCAATGCTAGTGGTCTACTGGTCCACACCGCTGCGATTCTTGGACCGATCCTTGCGGCTACATTCTCTGTTGCACCTGCTGCGATTCTTGGCTTTGCCTCCGCCCTCATCATCGCGAAGATAGCGGTTGCTGGCGTTGGTGACGCCATGAAGACTGCCGGTGAAGGCGGAGACAAGTTCGACAAGGCGATGAAGAAGCTATCGCCCGAGGCACAGAAATTCGTCAAGGCCTACCAGAAAGCCATACCGGTCCTGAACGGGGTGAAGAATGCCATTCAGGACGCATTCTTCTCGGGAGCGGCTGGTCAGGTCAAAAGTGTTGTCAATGCCGTTGCTTCCCTGAAGCCCGAAGCATCAGCGATCTCCGGCACACTAGGCCAGATCGTCCAAGACATTGTCAAGTTCGTTTCGCAAGGCAAGACCATAGGCAACGTCAAGACGATCCTTGGTGGGGTCAATGACTTCCTACTGAACATCAACGGAACACTTGGTCCTCTGGTTCAGTCGTTCATCGGACTGGGTGCGCAAGCGGCCAAGTTCGGTGGTGTGGTTGGCGGATCGGTTGCTGCGGGGTTGACGAAGTTCGTTGACTTCATGGACAAGATCGACATTGCTGCCTTGTTCGAGCGCGCTATGCCGATTGTCAAGTCATTGGGTGAAACGCTGGGCAACATCGGTAGCATCATCGCGACGCTGTTCTCGGGGATTACGTCTGATGGTGCAGGAGCGGCTACCATTCTCCAGGTATTGACTGGTGAGCTGGCCGCATTCCTGAAGTCGGCTGATGGACAGGCTGCACTTGCGGCACTCGGCACGGCATTGCAGGCAATCAGCACTGGTGCCGGACAGGTATTCCTGGCCTTGCTCAAGGCTGTTGCACCGGCGATCGTTGCACTTGCACCTGGCATCACGATACTTGCCGGACAGATCACCAATGCGCTTCTGTTTGCGATCAATCTTCTCAACCCCGCATTGCAAGCACTGGCTGGATTCCTCTCCGACAACATGGGCTGGGTGGGTCCTCTTGCTGGCGTAATCCT